TATCCTTATCCCCCCGAAGTCGACGCTGCATTGGCGAAGGTCGAAAAAGCCATCGACGATCACGCCGCCGCCTCCAAGGCATGGGCGCAGTGGACGGATAAACGGCTGCAGCCAGAAACTGTATTCGAGGGGTCCCTGAATGCCGACGGCGGCCAGAACGGCCACTATTATTCGCAGCCGTCAGAAATGTTCGCTCGCGCATTCGAGGTCTATGTGCGTGACAAGGCAGAGCGGATCTATACGCCGTCACAGGTGACGGCGATGCTCGGCAAAGATAGCGTCGGGCCGGAATACGCCCGGCGGGGTGGATCGCAGCGTGAGGCGATCGGCACGGCATTAGACAAAATTTTCGATGGCATCCGCGCCAATGTGGCCGCCATCGCAGCGGGAGACAAGCCGGATACCGGCACGCTCTTCGCTCTGCGGGATGCCGAGACCGGACGCTCGATGCGTGAGGACCTCGACGCGCTCGGCTACTACTCCGGTGCGCTGAGGGCAGCAAAGGCACTGCGCCAGTCCAAAGGCACGCCGGAGCAGATGCTGGCGATGCTGCAAAAGAAAGGGGCAAAGAAAGCCGAGATCGAGGCGACGGGGCTGGATAAGGCGCTGCAAGGAAAGGCGAGCGTCACCAAGGACGAGATCATAGCACACATGGAGAAGAACCGGGTTGGGTTGATGGAGGTGCAACGGGAAACGCTTGAGGCGTACAATGCGCGGTTGGCTCAACGGGAGGCGAATGGAGAGAGCGTCTTCATGCCAGATGGAATGCCGGACAACGAGTATGTCGGCGCTCCCAAATGGTCCAACTACTCCCTCGACCCATCGAACCCGACCTACCGGGAGACGGTGCTACACATAGCGCCGGAAAAGCGTGGCGGGATTGACCTTACCGACTTCGAGACGGGCATTGATCGTGGTCCATCGACCGACCCGCGTGCGGGTCCTGTATTCCAGTCCGGCCACTTCCCCGAGCCGAACATCACCGGACACATGATGACGAGCATGACCCGGCACGAGGGTAAGCCGGTCTACACCATCGACCAAATCCAATCGGATTGGGGACAGAAGCTCAGGGACGGAGGCGTCAGGGACGAGGCGAGGATCGCAAAGGCGCGCAAAGCCGTTGATGAATTCGCTCCGCAGGATGTTAGTGCATGGATAAATCAGTATGGTGGCGATTTCGATCGCGCGTTCAAAGCTGCAGACAAGGTCGGGCATGACAAAATAGCTGACTGGATACTGTCGGCTGACGAATACGCCGAGGGAGAGTATCGCCGGCTGTTGGCTGAACTAGACGCTGCCGAAGCCGCCGCTCCAGGCCATCCCCTCGTCAACACTACCGACCAGTGGACAACAACGACGCTCCGCCGCGCCCTGCGGCAAGCGGTCGAGGCCGATGCCGACTATATCGCCATTCCACATGGCGACACGGTTCTTTCCTACAATCCCGGCGACGAGCACGGCATGCGCTCATTCTACGGCGACCGTGGTAGTGAAGGCATCGTGCCCAAGAATTTGCGCAAGATTTTGTCGCGCATCGACAAGGACGGAACGGCTCCGGTCAAGGTCGCAACGCTTGAAACGCCGTCTGGCGAGCGTGGATACCGACCAGACAATCAAGGTGGGTTCGATCGCGATCAGACTGGGTTCACGGTGTTCCCGCTCTCCGACAAGGTCAAGGCTGCGGTAGTCGATGAAGGGCAAGCCATGTTCGCCATCCGCGACGACCGCCATGGAACGCAAGGCTTGGATATGACCCAGAACGCACCACCGCCGGAGCCCCCGCCTCCCCTCCACACCGAGGTCGCCGTGCTTGATCGCATGTCGCGCATGACCGAACTCGTGATGGCATGCAGGTAACGCCATGACAGGAATCGCCAAGTGCATCGAAGCCGCCATCAAGCACGGACTGATCGACGACAAGGAGGGAGAGCACCTCAAGAAGCGTTACGATGAGATTGCCAAGTCCGTGGCTTCGCACGAAAAGGCAAAGGAGATGCTTGCTGCCGAGATTGGTGCCGAGGCTGCTGAGCGCAAGCGACGCGCCTTGCTCATGGAGAGCCGACGCAAGGCCATCATCGAAACGCTCGACGGCTATCGCAACCTCAAGGGTGAGGCGGACATGGCCGAGGCATGGCTGCACCTGCACGAAGACCTCGGGCGCCGGGGCAGCTTCATTCAGGATGCCGAAGGCCGACGCGAGGTTCTCAAGCGTGAGGCTCTGTCAGAGATTTCCGACATGATCCGCGAGTTCCGGCGAGGTGTCATAACGGGCGACCTTCGCCGTGCTCGAACTGACGTGCAGGCATCGATGCGCAATGTTGTGCGCGAACTTTTTGGAGAAAACACGAAAGACCAGAAGGCAAAGGCAATGGCCGATGCCTGGACGACAGCGTCGGAAAAAATGCGGGTCAGGTTCAACGAAGCCGGCGGCGGCATAGGAAAGCTTGAGCGCTGGGGTCTTCCTCAAGGGCATTCTATGGATGCGCTGCTCGATTACGGGCGCGCAAAGTGGATCGCCTACATGATCCAGGACGACGTCCTGGATCGCGAGAGGACTGTTAACCCACTGTCAGGACGCCGCCTGACTGACGCTGAGTTGAAAGAAACCCTGGGTGTGGTGTGGGATCGCATTACATCCGACGGCTGGTCAGACAGGGAGATCGACACGGCGTCCATGGGTGGCGTCAGTGTCGGACGCGGGGCTCTCTGGTCGCAGCATGCCGATCACCGCTTCCTGCACTTCAAGAGTGCCGACGCTTGGTTCAATTATGCCCAGTCGTTCGGCAACCCGGACCCGTTCGCGGCCATGATGGGCCACATTGAGCGCATGGCGCGCGACATTGCCCATATGGAAACGTTTGGTCCCAACCCCAACGTGACGCGGGCTTATTTCTCAGCCTATCTCCGGTCGAAGGCGGCAACCATGCAGCCTGTCGAGTCCGTCATCGCCGAGCAGACGGCGACTCTAAAAGCGCTTGGCGAGAAACTGTCAAAGCCGGATCCGGAGTTTGCCGCCACAACCGACCGCATCGGCGCGGTTCATGGCGAACTTTCCGCACTGCGCAGCCGCAAACGTTCGCCGCTGCTGTCCGGCCATGAATCTGACCGTGTCAAGAGCAAGATAGCAAGGCTTGAAGCCGAACTGATGGCTTTGGAAAAAAAAGCGGCCCCCTATTGGGATGATCCGTCTCTGCAGAGTCTCGATGATCAGGCGGTTGCCAAGGAGATCAGCGACCTCCTTGAGGAGATGCGCGATCCGGTCGTATTCTCCAACACCAAGCGGCCGATGGACTACCTGACGAAGGTGCTCGACAAGGCGGATGGACGCTGGGAATTGATGCGAGGAAGTCTCACTCCCGTCGACCGGTCGTTTGCCAACGTCATGCAATCGGTTCGCAACGTCATCTCGTCATCGTCACTCGGGTCGGCGTGGCTATCGTCGCTCTCTGATCCCGCCTTCGGGCAGGATATGCGCTTGCGCTTCGGCATGGGGATCGGCCGCTCCAACGTCGCCCGCGTCATGGCCTTGACCATGACGGAGATGGTGACCATGAGCAAACGCGACACCGCGGTGCGCTCCATGCTCGGCCTTGATGCTGCGTTGCAGACGTTGCACCGTACCGCCAAAGAGAACCGTAGTTTTGATGCGAGGGCGTGGACTGGATTCATCGCCGATCGTGTCCTTACCTATGGGATGCTGACACCATGGACGCAAGCCGGAAAAATCGTCGCTGGCCTCGACCTCATGGGATTCCTGCACGACATCAAGGACAAGGCATTCGCAGACCTGCCGAAGGCGACACAGAGAGCCCTTGAGTCGCACGGCTTCGATGCCACGTCCTGGGATGCGATCCGCGTCGCCGACGCTTGGGAGCCGAAGAAGGGCGCTCGTTATTTGCGACCGCAGGAGATCGAGGCCGTTGCTGGGCGCGAGATGGCAGAGCGCTATCTTGGCATGGTGTTGCGCGAGGTGCGTTATGCGGTTCCAGAAAGCTTCGTTGCCGCCCGCGCCGTTACCGGGGGTAAGATGCGGCCCGGAACCGTCAGCGGCGAGCTGTGGCGTTCCATGGCTCAGTTCAAGGGCTTCGGCGTGGCCGTCATCATGTTGCAGGCCAATCGCATCGCCCGCGAACTCTTGGCCGGGGATCGATCGGCTTACGGGTCTACGGCCACCCTACTGCTGACATCGACCATTCTCGGGGCCTTTGCCATGGCGACCAAGGACATCAAGGACGGTCGCGACCCGCGCAAGATGCTCGATGAGAAAACGTATCTCGATCCATCGTTCTGGGGCGCATCGTTCCTGCAGGCTGGTGGTCTCGGAATCTATGGCGACTTCCTGTTCTCCAACACCGGACGCGGCGGGACATCGCTGACCAAGACTATGGGCGGCCCCCTGGTCGATCGTGTCGACAATCTTCTTGGTCTCACCATGGGTAACTTCCTGCAACGGGTACGGGGCGAGAAGACCAACGCTGGGCGAGAACTCTCCCGCGCCATCCGTACCAACACGCCGGGCGCAAACCTGCTTTGGACCAACCTCATCTTCCAGCGTGTCCTTATGGACAAGCTTCAGAAGCTCATGGACCCTGAAGCCTATGTTGCATTCCGCCGGCAGATGATGGTGCGTCAGAAAGACTATCACCAGGAATACTGGTGGCCTCCGGGCGAAAATGTTCCACGCCGCCCCCCTGATCTGTCGCGGTCATTCCAGACCCGCTGACATCCGTTCCGCATCGTTCCGCGTTTCGTGCCGTCGCGTTCCATCGCCGACGAAGGATCAGCCATGACCGTCACAACATCCTATACGCCACTCGCTTACGCCTGGACATCGAGCAACCAAGAACTTCCCGTCACGTGGCCGTTTCTGACCGGAACTTTGGTCGTGACGGCAGTGTCGAGCGCTGGAATAGCGACCGCCAAGACCGAGGGGACAGACTACACGGTCAGCGGTGGAACGGATTCAAATGGTCTCCCGCAGACGGGTGCCGTGACCATGATCGGTTCTGCCGTCTCTGGCTCGACCCTTGTCGTTGCGCGCGCAACGACTGTCACGCAGCAAACCGAGTGGATCGAGCATGGGCCATTTCCGGCCAAGGCTGTCGAGGCCGCTTTCGACAAGAGCGTCCTGATGGTCCAGGAGATCGACGATGGCGCGCTGCGCAAGTCGAGTGATGGAACCTATTGGGACGCCGGGTCCGTACCAGTTCGCTCGAGCGCCACGCCGAGCAACAATGCCGACCTGGTTCCGCTCGGATACGCGACCGCCAACTACGGCGCGGCAGCGCTCATGGTGGACCTTAGGTCTGTTCTCGACGAATACGATCCTGGCGCTCCCAACGCGCTGGCCTATCAGTACGAGACGCGCGCCTCGGTCAAGGCGGTCACGGTCCCGATTCTGGTCAACCATATCCACGTCTCTGGGTTCTGGACCAAGGGCGTTGGTGGTGGAGTCTACGTGCGCACGACGGCCCCGCCGACACCGGATGCGTCTTACATACAGGATGCGTCAGGTGCTTGGTTCGCGCTGTCCGATCCATGCCCCAACGTCTGGCAGTTCGGCGCCGTTCCCACGTCGACCGGCACAACGCCGGTATCCGACAAGATCAGCGTTTTGGCCGAAGCTCAGGCATTGTGGCCGGACTGCGCCTCGACGTCGGAAGAAATCAATGACCTCGCGTTCCTGACGGCCTCGCAGTCATCGTTTGTCGCGGTTGCTGTCCCCGGCGGCATGTACTACGGCAAGCATTACAAGCTGGCGCGCAAGTGCAACCTCTATGGCGTCGGGCGCTATCATGGCACGGGCGGAACGAGCGTCAACCCGGCGCCGGTACTGGTCGGCATCGCAACCGATGGTGGCGCCATGGTCACCATAGATACAACGACCAATACTATCTATTCGGCCATTTCAGGAATAAGCATTCTTGGGGAGGCTGGGTCTGACTACGACTGGCTTCTCGATATTCCCGAGGCCATCGGTGTTTCACTGGCCAATATCTTGATTACGACCAACACTCTTAATACCGGTGGTCTGCGCATGATCCGCCGCACAAGCGGAACTCCTGGGCCGACTTGGGTCAATGAATTGGATCGCGTTATCGTCATCCTTCCAGGATGGGACGAAACGACTCCATATGCAGCGACCGAATACAGCTTTTATACCGACACGACAGATACGCATATCGTCAAATGCGAGTTCGTCGGCGGAAAGGGCGTTTACAAGAAGGGCTCGGGAGTCGTCAATTTCTCATCGGGCCGCATCGACCATTCCGTAGGCTACAACCTGACAATCGTGCGTGACTCCTTCCAGGCTGTCGGCGGCGTGCAGTGCATAGGAACCATCTTCGAGCAATGCATCGATGGCCAAGTGTACGTCGACATGGACGCTTACGACAGCGGTGTCCCGACCATTTACCCGAAGTTCATCGGCTGTCACTTCGTTACGCCGGCCGGGTCTGGTGGCGTGGCGCAGCCAAGTCGGATTTTCCGCGTTGTCAACGCGAGCGGTTCCGAGCCGTCGATGGGTGGAACCATCATTGGATGTACATTCCACGCGCACCCTGCCAACGTGTTCGAAATGGACAATTCAGGCGTTGGGTGGGTGATCGGACCAAATCAATATGATACTACGCCGACCCTGACGAGCGTGTCACGGGCACGCCTTTACGACTATGTCGGACGGGCCCGGATTGGCTCGTCGACGGCTTCCGGAACATCGGTGGTGTTCACTGGGTCATGGCCTGGATACGAGGAACTGCGTCTCGTCGGTACGAGCCTCGTGCAGAATGGAGCGACGCAGTCGATGTATGTCGACGTTTCGACGGACGGGGGATCGACTTGGGTATCGTCGGCGACGGGTCGGTATATGTCGGAGAGTGCTGGGACGCCAGCGGCCGGAACGGTGACTGATGGTAACGTGTCTGGTCCAGTGACATTTGGAACGACAGGCAATAGTTCCCTCACCGTGAGTGTGGCCGGTATCAATGCGTCGGCGACGGCCAAGAACATCATTTCCGATTTTTCACTCACGACCCCGTCGCGAGCTGGCGAAATCAGCTCCAAAGTGATGGGAAAGACAGCGTCAATCAACGCAATCAATGCTATAAGATTGCGTTGCACGAGTGGCTCATTCACGGGTGGCACAGTGACGCTTTACGGGAGCTGATCAGATGCAGAAAATGGTCAATGGCGTTGCCGTGGAATTGACGGAAGCGGAAATCTCAGCACTTGAGCGCCCCATTGATCTGGCTCCTATTCGGCTCCGGCTGATGGAACAGATCGACCTCCAGGCCGAGGCCGTGCGGCACCGGCACATCTCGCCTGGTGCCGGCATGGCCATGGTCTACGCCGAGAAGCATTCTCAAGCGCGGGCTGTCGATCGCCTCGGAGAGACCGCGGCTAATGTGTTGACTGAGGCGCAGTTCATCGAACAGTTTCCGACCTTGGCCGCTAGCGTTGGCGTCGAAGCGGATACGCTCTGGGATTGCGCCCAGCTCGTCATAAGTAAATACGAGACATTCGCCAGTCTTTCGCACGCCATCGAGCGGACGCGGCTCGACGCCAAGAAAGCGCTTCGATCGGCGGTAACGCCCGAGGCTGTGCAATCTGCCTATGAGATGGTGCAATGGCCGACGTAGCCAAGCGCGCGTGGCGCTCGGCGGCAGGCGCGACGGTTCACCACGAGCATACGCGAGAAGTGCGCGAAATTCGCAAGGAACTCGACCGGGCCGGTCTCGACGAGCTTGGGACCAGGATCGAGCGCCAGCTTCAGGGCTTGGCTCAGATCATCGACGACCTCATGCTGCGTGTTGCCGCGCTCGAAAGTAATGGACTGACACACAGCGACCTGGCCCGTTTTGCGTCCGGCCTGAAGGACTCGATGGAGAGGGACGCGGCATGAAAATCTCTGAATCCTGCTTCGACCGCATCAAGGGGTATGAGGGGTACGGCAGGTCTCTACCCGATGGACGCTGCGAGGCCTATCGCGAGAAGATCAACGGCAAGCTCGACATCCCGACCATCGGATGGGGCTGCACCGAGGGTGTCGAGATGGGCATGGTTTGGACCGTCGAGCAGGCCGAGGCCGCGCTGCGACGCGAGATCGCCCAGCACGAGGCTATTGTCGCCCGTGTCGTCACCGTCGAACTCAATCAAAACGAGTTCGATGCGTTGGTGTCGTTCAACTACAACGTCGGGAAGCTGGCATCCTCGACGCTGCTGAAGAAGCTCAACAAGGGCGATCGGGCCGGCGCAGCGGCAGAGTTCCGCCGCTGGGACAAATTCAATGGTGAGTCGTCGGTCGGTCTCGCCTCGCGTCGCTCCAGCGAGGCCGGACTGTTTCTACGGCCGGTAGAAACGACGACGGCGACCATGCCCCAGGCGGCCGACAAGCCGCCAGCCATAGACCCAGCCACAATGGGCAAGATCGCGGCTGGCGTCGTCGTAGGTGGTGGTGGCGCAGTGACGGGAACAACGGCGGTCCAGACCGTTCCACAGGTTCCCGAGGTCGTTTCTCAGGGTCTCACCAACGCCTCCGCTTGGCAGTCGATTGGCACGCAAATCGCGGAGATGGGGGCCTGGCTGGTGGCCAAGCCTCTGGTGTCTCTGCCGCTCATCGCGGCCGTGGTCTTGATCGGATGGTGGGCGCCGAAATGGGCTGAGCGGAGGGCGGAATGATGCTGAACCTAGTGGGACTCGCGGGATGGGTTGGAACGCTGTGGGGGCGCATCGCCCTCGGGGCGGGCTTGTTGGTGGCGTTGGTCGGCGTGCGGGCGTGCGACGTGCACAAGCAACAGGCCAAGGGCGCCGAAAAGGTGGTCGAGGCCTCGAAAACGAAAGGGGCCGAGGCCAATGCCATCAACCAGAAAATTCGCGCTCGCGCTGCTGAGCCTGGGGCCGCTGAGCGGTTGCGGAACGACAAAGCTAGTTGTCGCGACTGCTGAAAACCTGTGCCGCGACTGGCAGCATCAGACGGTCTCCAAGGCCGACAAGCTGACTGACGAAACGGCGTCTCAGATCGAGGCGTCGAACAAGTCGCGCCCCGCATGGGGCTGTCAATACGGCAAAAACGAGCCGAAGAGCTGAGCCATGCCATATGCTAAAAACACTGGAGCACGATCTCTCGGAGGCAGTGGCGACGCTCAGGGAGAAGGTCGCCCGCCTGCAATCGGACGTGGCCTACCTCTCGGACGGCCAACGTGCCCATTCTGGGTCGCAGGTCCGGACGGATCAACAGCTTGCACACATATCAACGTCCTTGCGGGAGGTACACGTCCTCATCAGCCGCATGCAGCGGGATGTGGACTGTCTCGGATCGGCCAAGACAACGACCAAATCTCTCCCCGAGACGTTCGCGATATGGTGGCCAGCGCTGCTGGGAATCGTGTCCCTGGCGGCGGTCATCATGGGAAAAAACGACCTCGCCGCAAAGTTGTCAGTCCTCAAATGAAAGTTGCGTGGGTGGTGATGCTGGCGAGCATGCTGATGTCTGGTTTGCTACTGGCGATCTGAGTCTAGGCCCGGCCTCGCGCAGTAGCTCTGGCGTGAGCCTGGATGGCGGCATCTCGTGGCCCATTTATGTCGGTTTCACTCTGTCGGCCAATCGGCCGGTCGGTAGCCTGCGAGGTACGCCTCTATGAGCCGACGCTGTGCCGGCCTGATGTCGCGACGGCCAGTCTCCAGGTGATGCACCTGGGATTTTGCCTGCGTGCCGTCATATCCTAGCATCGTCGCCATCTGCTCGAGGGTGAGCCCGAGGCGTTGACGCGCTCGGGCTAGCTGTTGCGGGGTCATATCACGTTCTCGTTTTTCAGGCATTGCATCACGAGGGCCGATGCTGACCGGTTTGTGCGTGCGGCCTCGGCCTGCAACCGGCTGTGCTGCGCCTCCGTCAACTCGACAATGACGCGGCGCGTTCGCTCCGTGCGGCGTTTGATTTGCCTCGGCGTGCGCTGTTGCCCCGGTGGTAGCAGTCTCCCCTCGATAGGGTCGAATGCACGAGCCACGTCCTGCGGCGACAGATTGGCGATGGGAACCTCGACAACCCCCTCGTACCTCTGCACAGCGACGGTTCCGACGTCGAGAATGCGCCGCTGCTCGTCGATCGGCAGATGCGTCAACGCCCTCATGGCCGTAGCATTTCCAGCGAGCCTGACAACTGCCTCCGGAGCGATCCGCCCGAGTGCTACTGCCGAGAGGTGTCTGCCTATTCCTGTTCTGAGGTGTGACAGGTCGTGCCCACGCTTCTCCAGCTCGAACCACACCGCAGCGAGCCGCTGAACGTGCTCGGCGGTTGTCGCTATCAGATCGCGCAGATGGTCCAGCAGTTCGTCGTCGCTCCGCTGCGACAGGGCGGCCGGAGAATATTCAGCTATCGTCAGCGAGGTCATTGGCAATAGTCCTGATTTCGTGTTCTGCGTCGCTAGCTGCATCCGCCCGTCGCAGCGCTTCTTTGATCGCGCGGCGTCGTTGCTGAGCGACGCGCGCAGTGGCTGCGTCGCGCCCGTCTGATCGTTTCGCTCCCGGCGGGAGTTTCGCGTGGTCGCCGGGCCTCGCATCGGCCATAGCGGCGCGCTGCCGGTCGCGGCCTGTGCCAGACATACGGCGGATAGCCGCTCGCGCGGCCTCAACGGCACGCGGCAGATGGTCGTGCGTCAGCACGCCATCCTTGATCATGGTGTTCGCGCGTTCGCGGGCCTCGCTCCTCAGGCGCACCGACGCCATGCCGTCACCGGCAGGTATGTCGTATCGTTGGCGATACTCTGCAGCGGTCAGTTTATGCACACGGCGAACGTGCGTCCCGAGCCATTGCCCCCACAGACCGCAGACGAGGCACTGCACGTCGTCTGCGGCTGTTGGCTCGCAGGTAAGCGAGCGCCCCGCCATCAGCGTGAGGCCGCCGCAACACGTTTGGCCGCCTCAACGACGAGGGCAACGTGTGTGTGCTCGACCGCGAGACTGGCGAGGATCTCGGCGGCCGTCATGCCGGCCTCGGCAATCTCCATGATCCAATCCGAGTAGTTGCGCTCATTCTGGAAGCGCAAATCTTCGTCGGTCTCATCGCCGAGCATCTGCTCCAGGGCGGCATTCATCTCGTCGAGCAGGTCGTCGCCGTACATGCCGTTCGTGTTGTCATTGGTGAACATCTCAGTTTTCCTTTCGGTGGGCGCCTTGCCCGTTGCTGATGATTTGAATATAGCGGGCGCGTGGCTTGTTGTCAACAGACAACTTTAGAAAAGCGGCCGACAGAGCCTCCCGTAGCAGAATGCCGGTTCGCGTTTCGGACGGTTCGTCATTGTGTTT